TCAGCTTTCTTAGGCCCGATACCTACGAGGCCTTGTATGTTGTCCGTAGAGTCTCCTGTGAGCATCTGTAGGCACATCTTGCGGTAGCCTTGGTCTTTACATATATAATACAAAGTCTCTTTGGTGAAGTTGTAATGCCAACCTTCTACCATGTCAATGTCTTTGTCTATGTGTGCAATAACAAAGTGCTCCTTAGCATCTAAGGCTTCTTGCGCCCATATGGATACCACATCATCAGCCTCACAGTTATCAGACTTAAAATGCCCTAGGCTATAAGCATACTCGTTGAGTTCCTTGCGCCTCTCTGTTAACTCAGGATTAGGGTCTTCCTCTTGCTCTTTAAGCTTACGCTGGCCTTTGTAATCTTCTGCTATACCATAACGAAAGTTACCAGTACCTTTTAAAGCTACCTTAGTCTCTGTGCTGCAAGTCTCCCACTCAATGTCCTCTATGGCTTTATCGTAGTATTCCATGGCTTGCTTTAAGTCTATGTCAGTCTTAAGAGCTATGCGATAGATGATAGAATCAGCATCAATAAAGCACTTGTCAAAGGGCTTGCCTTTACTATTCTTTATGTTCATACGTTACCTCTTTTAATTTTAAAGTAAAGACATCTGCTTATTCTCTTCTTTCAGTCTTTTTGTTTCTTTAGCTCTACTTACTCTACTCAGCCTAGCGTGTTCAATACGATGGCAGTTAGCACACAAGAGTAAACACTTTTTAGCTTCTTTTAACACCTGCTCCATTGGTTTTAATACATATCCTCCCACGTTAAACTCTTTCTGTGAAGGGTCTATGTGGTGATAGTCATAAATCTCAATGTGCTTTAGGTCACGTAAGTCACAATGCTCACACTTACCACCTTTAAGTTCAAAAACCTCTAGTAGTTTGTTTCTTCTGTACTCGTAGTTATATTCCTGCACTTTACCTTTGCGTTTCATAAGTCTGTCCTAGTGAGTATCGGCCCAACTATTGCCTACGTTAAATTCCCCTGCTAAGGGACACCTGAGCTTGAAGTGAATACCAGCAGCCTCAATACAACTAGCTGCTAATGCACCAAACTTAGATGCTTGATCTTCACGTACCTCTACTTGAAACTCGTCATGGATATTACCAACAAACTTATAATCTATACCCCATAGTATAGCATATCTGTCAAGAATAATCAAGGCTTGTTTCATAATTAAACTACCTGCTGACTGTAAACACGAATTAAGTGCTGCATGTTCTGACCTGATAAACACTTTACGTCCATCTAAGCCTGTTATGTAGCCCTTAGCTGCTGACTGTGCAACATTTTCCTTAAGCTTTGCAAGTGCTGGTGTAGCCTTGAGGAAACTATCCTTGAGCTTCTTACCTTTAGCTCTACCGCCACCTGCAATAGAGCCTATCTTCTCGTCACCTGCGCCATATAAATAAGCGTATATGAAAGTCTTGGCCTGATTACGTGTATCAAGACCAGCAGCTTTCTGGTTAGCTGTGTGTATGTCTCCTGTGAGTATAGTGTTAGTATAGTCTGCATCATTCATGAAGTGGGCAAGCATTCTCAATTCTAAGCCAGAGGCGTCTATACCAACGAGCTTATAACCTTTAGGTACTATCCAACATGAGCGACACTCAGGCCCGTAAAGGCTACTAGAGCTAGGCACCTGCGCTAAATTAGGCTTGCTGTGGGTCATACGCCCTGTCACAGCACCATTAGTATTAACGTAACCATGCACCCGCCCTGTGTCCTCATGGGCAGCCTCAAGCCAACTACGTACCTGAGCTATGCGCTTACCTACTAACAGGTAGGAGGCAATCAACTCAGCCTCAGGTATGCCTTTGACATTCTTAAGTATGTCCTCAGATACGATAGGGTGGCCTGTCTCTGTAAAGGCCTTAGGCTTCCATCCAAAGTGCTTGAGGTAGCGACCTATCTGTTGCCGTGAAGCAAGGTTAAAAACAGGCCAATCAATACGACTAAAAGGGCCACCTACTTCTTCCCATCTTTCACCGAGGAACTTGAGTCCAACGATACTGTAACTCCCATCTTTTTTAACTTTAGGTACAATGGCTTTGTAAAAGGTCGGCAAAGGTAAAAACACTTTCTGCACAATCTCTTCAAGTTCATATGACTTCTCCTGTAATTCCGCTACTAAATCCCTAGCCTTTGGCGAATCCAAAAGCCAGCCGTTTCTAATTTGCTGCTGTATGATATGCTGTACACCATGCTCTAGCTCAAGGCTATCAGGTTTGAAGTCCTTTAGCTCTTTAAGTAAAGCTTTGTACACCTCATGGTTTACGTTTACATCTTGCTCACAGTAAAGGAGCATATCGTGCGTGTAGTGAGTCCAATCACTATAGTCACCCTTAGGGTATCCAAGCTTCTCGCCCCAGTGTCCTAGGCTGTGTGCCTCGCGCTGTGGGTCAGCTAGTCTTGACATGACTAATGTGTCTGTGATCTTACAGGCGCTAAAGTCAGTGCCTAGTAACTTCTCACATGCTGGTATGTCATAACCTATAATGTTATGCCCTATCACCTCCTGTGCTTGTGCTATTGCTATATTAAATGTAGGCCATTGGCCCTCTACGTATGAGCTTATGACGCCAGTGTCAATATCCTTAGTGATAATGCACCATACCTTTGTAGGCGCTAGGCCATTAGTCTCTATATCGAATATTAGGCGTGTCATCTTAAGTCTCTCCTTTAGCTTATAATTGTGTCAGGTTCTTGCACGAAAAACTGAGACTGTGTTATCCACAGGTTACACTAAGTCCGTTAATGTAATACACAGGTTACTTAAAAGTCATCATTATTGCATACTACCACTGGTCTAATCTTAGGAGTAAAAGGCATTATAACCATTGGGGTCATAGCCTGTATCTTATTAAGAAACTGCTTAGGATTTACTGAGCGATTCCATACTGCTGTGCCCTTTACCCTCCAGTTACCTGTGGTCAGTATATAGTGAAACTTATCAGCTATAGTTATTTGACCTCCTGAGTCTTCACATTTAACACCCAACTTAAGAAACTCTAGCATCTTAGTATGTCTGTTTATAGCCTTTGATAGTCTATCACCTCCATGCATCTTATCATTAGCGCCCCACTCAACGTATAAGCGTCTGGCCTTAGCTAATTTCTCCTCAGTCTCTTGTATTTGAGTATCCATGTCAAAAGTCCTCATGTGCATTAGCTGCCTTAGTCTCAGGTGCCTGAGTAGCTACCAAGCGACTAGTATGGTTCTCATAAAAGAGCCAGCCAGCTACCCCTGTACGTCCTGTACGTCTACACTTAACTAGTTGCACCTGTGTACAGTTACGTGCGTAATCATCGTCCGTCATTTTGTCCCTTGACAGGAGTATGGTATTGAAAGCAATCTGGTTGATTGAACCGCTGCCCTTCAAGTCATACTCACCTACATCGTGGGCGTCCTTAGCGTGTGGCTTACGCATGTGACTAACAATGATAATACTAACACCTGTATTCTTGGCAAGCTTGAGGCACTTGTCCATGAACGCATCAATGGTTCCATTCTCATTACTGGTCACCGCTGCTTGCAGAGGGTCTAGTATTATTATATCACAATCTAAGCCTTTAACCAAGTATTGCATCTTAGCAAATAACTCGTCAGCCTCTAACGCACCTTGATGATCTAAGATGTGTAGCTTGTCACTGTTTGCCATCTCGTCATACTTCTCATGGTACAGATTGTAATCCCTGTCCTCATTAGATACATCTGCAATGTTAGTACCCATGTACACTGATAGTAGCTTCTCTACTGTCTCGCCAACATCAGCCTCTAGGAACACACAACCGATCTTCTTAGCACTCTCTACGTACATACCATGCACTAGGTTATAAACCATAGTGGTCTTACCTATGGACGTTAGGGCGCCTATGACTGTCACCTCACCTGCTGCAATACCGCCATTCATCATGGCATTAAGACTACCAAAGCTTGCAGGTAGTGGCGTTACCTCTTCTGTGCCACGCTTTAGGAACTTATCCCATACGTCAGGGTC